AGGTTGTTACAATACCAGGACTAGTATGACTAGGTCTTTCTATTCTAAAAGAAAATCCACTAATACTTTTTCCAGTAATTACGGCCATATTTCCAACTTCTTGGCTAGCATATGCTACGTTTGACGTTGTGGTTTGAACAATATAATCCGTAGAATCCATTGGATTGGTAAAAATTACATCATAAATATTAAATGAACCTACAGCTAATGTACTACTAATATTGTAACGATTTAAAATAGTATAGTTTGCAGCATTTGTAATACCACCACCATTGTATCTAATTGTTCCAAATGCTTTTACTGCAGATGGATTTCCATATCCATTACTATATTTACTAATCGACCTATCGACCATTAAACTACCTGTGATTTCGGTTGAAAAGTTATAAGAACCACTTACACCATCTCTTACCCTCAAATACTTATCATCTGCCAATACGGCCTGGAAGCCACCACCATTTATAATAGTACCCGCTGATATTGTTTTTATTGTTACAGTTCCAGTAGATGCTGCAAACAAGCTTGTATCTACTTCCGAATCAAATCCATACGGAGGATACTGAGACGGGTCAGATGTATCATTACTATGCGCGTATGCGTATCCAACTAAAGTTAAATAATAAGTTACTCCAGATTGTAAATCTGCCAATATTGTCATTTTTGTTGCCGGCAAATAAGAAGTTTGAGATCCTGGATAATAAGATATTGTATATTGAAATCCGTTCCATTCATAATATTGATTTACCGTACCTTGTGCAGATGCAATTGCATAGTTTGAAGTTTCTACATAATTAGTAAATGGCTGTGGATAATGTCCTCCTGTTGTGAGAATCAAACGTAAGTATAAAGTCCCATCCGCTGAACCATTTGCGGTTACATAATTATTATAACTGAATGGTAAATTATATGTTATAACATGTTGACCGGCTGCTTGAGTGGTGAACGAACCATTTGAACTTGGTATAATATTATAATCATATGCAATAGTTCCACCATAATATGGGTCAAATGTTCCATCATTTGGTACACCATTAGTTTGATTTGATGAAGTAGTATATGTTGGTAAAATAGCATTTGGATATGTTATGCCAGTTGGTTCTGGTAATGTTAATTTTGTATTTGCGAAAAATCTTAAACTACCTGCGCCATCAAATACCGCAATTGATTCGGATGGTTCTGAATATAATCTAATATTTTGGTCTGCTGATATTATTGATCCAGGTCCTATAGTCCATCCACCAATTGTACCATCATTTGAATTAATAGAACCATTTATAGATAAATCTTCACCGTTCCAAAGAAGCGAACCAGATACTCCCTTTAATGATAATTTCGAAACCCCTTGGTCAAATCCCATAAAAATTCCAGTATTATCATAACCTTGAACTTGAGATTCTGTAACCCAGTTACCAGGACCAATACTAGAGCTTATTTGTCCAATAGATAAATAAGGATTAGCATTAGAACCACTTTCATTTGCATTTAAAACAATAAGTGAATTTGCTCCTCTTGCACCGATATTAATAGTTTTATCAACATATTGTTCTACTGCAAATAATACATCGGTTGCTACTGAACTGAATTGTGCACCAAACGAAGTCCAGTTTGTATTTCCGCCACCAGGATAATTCCAAAATGTACCGGCACCTTGAGTACCCGCACTTCCATTCAATCCCGTATTATTTGTGAGATAGTATGTACTACCATATTTAGTAATATCTTTTCTTTCGGTTGTATGAAAATATCTTTCATTTGGATTAAATAATCCCCTATATACAACACCAGGACCAGGACCCCCAGCAGTACCAGTTGTGCCCGCGGTACCAGTGGTGCCGGATGTGCCAGTTGTTCCAGATGTACCAGCTGCAGCGGATACTGCCCAAGTATTGGTTGCATCCGGTGGATAACCGGTATTAATATTGTTATCGTTTGTAGAAGTATGTGTATTTGAATTTATCCATGTAGATGATGCATATCTTACAGTATCGTCTGGATAATAGGTTACCCCAGAAGCCCATATACCTCTATAACTTCCTTCAGGAATACCAGGTTGTCTTTGACGTATAGAACCAACTATAGTCAATTGGTCACCATCCCAAAACATTCCCTTACCAGATGTACCAGTTGTTTTAATTGAGAAACGTCCTGTTGTACCATTTGCACCGTCTTCATAAACACCCATAAAAATACCGGGTCTATTATACCCAATTACACCCGGTCCGCTAATTGAAGTTCCTGTACCCGATGTTCCTTGTGTACCCGTTTGGCCTATGGCAATATATGGGTCAGTTCTACCACCCGCTAATACAATATTGGCAAAAGCACCAGTTCCATCTTTAGTACCAACATTTAAAGTATTCTTTACATATGATTCTTCAAATATCGCAATCTTGGCCGATACAAAAAATTCTTCTTGTCCTAAATACTGCCAATATGTTGTATCAGTATATGGTGCCGAACCATCTGGTTGTTGTGCTCCAACCGGTGTTCCAGGTCCACTACCTGTTATAGCAGCCCAATAGTGTGTTTCTTTATTTATTGTTGCTGGGTCAGGCCAAATTACAGCATCTCTTCTTTGGTTTGCTATTTCAGATATATAATCAATAGTTGAACTCCATATACCTCTCATCACAATACCAGGACCAGTATTACCTTCATATACTACTGATAGAGAAAGAGTTTTATAAAGCGTTTCTCTACCTTCACAATCTATTTGGAATATAATTTCACCGGATGAAATTGTTTCAGGACTTGACCAATTACTTATACCTGCAAAAGATGCCGGACCACCCGAAACATGAGAACCAGCCGTTAATCCACCGGCCAAAGTTAAATGTCCAGAGTATGATAGAATACTTACTCTACATTGATTTGGATATCCGGTTACACCATATGCATCTAATTGCCCTCCGCTAAAAGTTGAAACATTTGTTAATTCTAAATCTCCTCTAAAAACTCTTATTGTAGTTGTAGATAAATCAAATTCGACTTCTCCAGAAACTCTATATATAATTCCAGCGTTTTCACTGGATAAGTTTGCACTATAAGGTGCCGGTGGTGTAAATTGAACTGCTAATGATTGTGTTACAAAATCAATTTGTCTATTTTTTTCATAATCGATTTTATAAATAATTTCAGCACTATGATTAACCGCAGGTGCGTACCAACTAACTATATCGTTAATTGCCGCAGGGTTACCTATCAATCTATTGGGTGGTGCAACATTAATCCAAGAAGATGTAGTAAAAATTGATGCAGAATAATATCCAAGGTTACCAATTAAATTTCCTAAATAATCATTAACTTCTTGCGATATAACGTATGATGATGTATGTGCTAATTGAGTTGTACCTTTAAATGCCGAAATTTGCATTCCACTTCCCGTAAACTGCGTTGTCCACAAATCAGCGGTTATGGATGCATTGGTATTTGTTGCAGAGTATTTGTATGCATCTGCCCCACCCTTAATACCGGCTATTGTTAATTGTGCTTCTGCTTTTATTATTGATGGTGGTAATGGAACTGATGGAGTTACAGTTGGTGCCGCACCATCGGTTAATTTTACTTTCCATGTTTTGTTTTCACCAGGTCCTGCAGCATCACCACCACTTATTCCGCTAAATTCACAAAACGGCGGTGTTCCTTCCAATACACTAGGCCCTGCATAAAATGTTTCACTACCATCCGATTCTACATAATACAAATATGCATTCGGTCCATCAGTTTGACCAGGTATGTACGAACCTGTTGTGTTGAATGCAGTTACGGTAAGTGTAACATCACCAACATCAGTATATCCATCTCTATCGTAATTAATTGTAGCCGTTGATGCTCTAAAATCCAATGAACGTGCATTTGGTGGTGCTACGTTTTTTGTAAATGTTTGAGTCCTAGTAAAAATAGAAGATGTATATTGATGCCCGCTCCCCAATGCAAATGGATATACTTGAATTGTATATAAAGCACTTGCAGAAACATATGGTGCATCAAACCTATTATAATTTATAGTAGCTGTACTTAATGAAGATGATGATAATGAACCCGTTCTTATATTCCAAACTCCAGAATTACGAGTTTCTATTGAATTTATTCTCCAAGTACCCGGTGCAGTTGAACGCGTTGTAAAGGTAAGAAAATCATCACCTTCTTTAACAGTCAATGTAGTGTTCGTACTTGCATATGAAGAAATATAACCAACTTCATCCGCAGGTATTGCCACCGATGTTGGTGATATTACAATCTGAATCGGTGGAGGTCCATCTAATATTTTTGTAAAATACTGATACACACTCGCTGTATAAACCGATGATGTGTAATACGGTTGAATCTCTAATGGAAATTCAATACTTCCACTTAAATTAGTCATATTAGATGATGCACTAAAAATAAGTGAATGAGTATAGTTGTTATCAAATCTTATATTACCATTTGTTATATTATTTGCTACAATAGATGCTGTTGCAATATGGAATGTTCCAGGAAATCTACTTCCAGTAAATAACAAATATCTAGACCCTTGCTTCAATCTAATTTCACCAGTAGATGGTTTATAATCATTTACAATACCTCTTGAGTTTGCATTAAGATTTACATTCGCAGGAACTATTTCAAATACTATACTTTCATCTCCAGGTTTACCTTCTGGAACAATTGTAAACGTTTTATTAATGCTTACTGATTCCGAAGAATATGGTTCAATATAAGTCCAATTTATTGTAAGAGTTTTACTTTGAGATAAAGGTGTTCCTACAAATTGATTTTCTAAAGTAGAATTTATAATGTAGTTATTATCATCAGTTGCACTTATTTTAATATCAGAATTTACACTCTGAGTCATATAATATACCCAATACTCTGGTACAAAATCTGAATTTATAGACATCGATGGGTAAACCATAACTGATGCCGAAATTGGATTTGAACTTGTACCCCTTCTATAAAACGATGCAGTTGCACTTGCAGATGGTGGAGTAAATACTTTTGATAATCTTGGATTTATAGTAAATGCATCAGCATCGTAGGTTACAAATCCAGCATCAATACCATCTAATAAATCCGTTAATGTTAATGTTGTATAAATTGATGCAGTTACATTAGGATTTGTTGGAGTAGGTTCTGAACCCGATGCTATTAAGTAAATAGTTCTTTGCCCATCTATTGAATCTCTATTAAAAATTGCATTATAATCAAGTTCTCCAGAACCGGTAACACCTGGATAAATTCCTTTTACAAATCCACTGGCAGATGCATCGGTCAATGTTACATAATATGAACCAGAAGCAACGTATAATCTATTACTAGAACGGCCGTATGGCAATCCACTTCTAATATCTAATTCGTTTATTCCATCTATTCTTACTGCCTGAACTTCAAGTGAACCAGATGGGTCATTATTTCTAATTACAGTTCCTCTATATGGTCTTATCTCATAATTTACACCACCCTTACCATCTACAACTCTTGTTATGATAATGGAATCATTTATTCCTTCACACTCACCGGTAAATTCTATATATTGAACAACAATATCTTCGTTAGAACCTGTAAAGTTTGCAACAGTTAAAGTTAATAAATCAGTTTCTCTATTCAAAAGTAATCCAGGCACTTGTCCCCCAACGTATTGAGAAGAAGATAATTCATTTCCAAAAAAATCAAAAGAACGAGATGTATATGTTACCGAACCGGTTAAATAGCTTTTTATTACATCAATCGAAATTACGGTTGGTGGAATAGGGTTACCATTTCCGGATCCAGAATCAAATTGGAAATATAAAGAAGATGGAACTAGTTGTAAATCTTTATTAATTACATTTAAATTACCACCATCAAATGTTTTACTTTCTTCAACAACTACAGGAATATAATTGTTATTAATATCGTAAAACTGAAATCTAAAATCAAATGTTTCTCTCGGTAATGTTCTCGGTATTGGTTGAATAAATGAGATTTCATCCGGAGAAAATGCAGTTTCTTGTGATGCTCTTAAACTTACATCCGATATATACCATGCATTTCCTTTAACTTCAAAAAATAATTTTACATCCGATAAATCTTCCGCTTTAAAGTTTGCAGTTATTTGAGATTTTTGTAATAAACTATTATCGGAAGTTACATTTAAAATATTTTGCTTTGTGCCTACATTTGTTATTACATTGTTATATGTAGACTGTTTAGAACCACTTAAATATACCAAAAGAGTATCAGTAGTATTAATTGGACTACCCGCTCTAACGTTAAATGTTAAACTATATTCACTATCAGCATTAATATCTAAAGATTTAGTTGTATAGAATAAATTTGTTCCTGAACTGTTTAATTTAACCGAGTTGTATAGATACGTTTGATTAAATTCAGTAGATAAATTATTAGAAGAAGTTACCCAATAATTTTTAAAATTAAATAAATCAAATCCACCATAATATTCTTCATTCTTAACAGTTGTTTCTAAATCTCTTAATATTTCATTAGACTCTAACTGAATTTCTTGTATAAATTGATAATCGGAAAGGTCTGATTGAGATTTTCTGAATATCTTTACTCTAGCCACATCCCCTACGAATGTAGTTAAATCCGATAATGTTATTTTTGCAAATGAACCGGTAAGTGCGGTTTTTAAATTATCTAGTCCCTCAATATAATTAAATGATGCGGTATATCTTTGATTTGAAAAATCTGATACCAATCCATTTACGGTATAAGGATTAGTAATTGTTAAATCAGTTTTACTAATTATATCATCTGCTTGTGAAAAGAAATTAAGGTCAGTAAATTCAATTGTTGTTCCAACTACCGAACCCGTCCATGCACCACCATCGTTAATTTGTACAAGATAACTTGTTGGTTGGCTAAAATTTGTAAGGGGAGTACCGGCGGCGGGTACTTGTGAAAAACCATCTACATGCCCTTTTTGTGTTATTGTAGAGCTAATATTAGAATAAATAGGTTTTACTATTTCCGTAATAGATACGTTTGGTCTTTTATAAAATCTTACCTTATCCTCATTCGATAATAATCTATTAATTTTAAATGGTTTTTCCCATTTTACATTATAAACATTTTTCCACTCATCAGGTACATCTCTTACAACACCACCGTCATCTACATAACTTTTCAACTCACCGAGAATAGTAATCTTTGCTTCACCTATCGGAGTATCTTCGTATATATAAACTGCTATTAGTTTAGAAGTACCTTCATAGTATTCAGGTACACCATTACCAGGTTCATAATAAACAGGATTGCCAGCAACATCTAATATTTGTATTTTTATTTCAGTTGTTTCTTTTAGATATTCAGACCCTTCTATTAAAAATCCATTTTTACCACCAGTAAACGTATCGTTAAATTCGGTAATTTTAAAATATGTGGAATTCGGACTGTCATCTATCAGAAATGTTTGAAAAGAACTTAATGTCTGTACTGGATTTAAATTACTTTTCTGACCATCTGCGTATTTTTTTATTCTTGGCATTAATAGTGTTATTTTCTAATGATATAAAATAAATATTTACAATAATTATAATCAAAAGAAAAATCTAAAGAATACTAAATAAAACTAAAGAAACGTTATGAAAAAATACTCAATGATACAAATTGATGCTGAAATTCATCAATTATTAAAAGAATTTTGTAAAGAAAGAGGATACAAAATAAATGGATTAGTAGAAACCCTTATAAAAGAAAAGGTAGAAGCTTCAAAGAAACCTCTACCTAAAAATATATTACCAGTTAATTCTAAAAGTTAATTTTAGAAAACCCATTATCCTTTTTAATCTCAATTAACCCATCTACGATATCTCTCATTTGTTCCAAGTGAGAAATCATCCAAATAAAATCGAATTGTGTTTTAAGATACTGCATCATCATAAACAATGAAGATAGATTATCCGCATCCAATGTACCAAACCCTTCATCTATTACTAGGAAGTTAGGTCTAGGTAATCCACAGATGTTAATTAGAGCCACTCTAATAGCCAGCCCGGATATAAACTTCTCCATACCACTACACATCTCTAAATTCCATGCCTGGTCTTCGTAAACGATTTTAGCGTTAATGTTCTTACCATCGGTATCCATTGAAAGTGAGAAATCTACAACTTGTGCTAGAATATTGTTTACTTCATTCTCAATTACCGGCATTGCTTTAGAAATAAGTTCATAAGGTACACCATCTTTTTTAACAGCATCCAAATAGTAGGTATATAAATCATTCTTTTGTTCTAAATCTTTAACTTCTTGTATTTTAGATTTTGTCACATTTATAAACGATTCAATAGAACCCATCTCACCAGTAATAGTCAATATTTTTTTATTGGTGATTGCAATATCACTTTCTATATTTTTCTTATCAACTTCTAAAACTCTAATTTCTTGGTTTATTGCTGTATTTTTACTTATCGTTGCAATGTTTTCGTTATATCGTTGAATATCACTATCAACACCTTCTAATTGAGTTTTAAGAAGTTCGGTTTGTGTTTCTAAACCATCTAATTCAGCTTCAGTCTTTTCTTTAAGTACAATTCCTTTATTATACTTATTTCTTAAATCAACCAGCTTTTCCCATACTTCCTCTACTTCGGAAAAAGGTTCAGTTACTCTTATCAAAGCATGTTGTGCAATATTAAGTGTTTCTAACTGTGATTCCTGTGTTTTAACTATTTCTTTTGTTGCAATTGCATCCTTCACAAATACATTGTTCATACAAAACTTACAATTTGGGTCATATTCATGTGTTTCCAAATGTGTAAGCTTCTCTAAATTCCTCTCATATTGAGATTCCAAACGGTCTATTTGTTGTTGAATATCCGATAGTTTACCTTTTGCAAGGTCCCACTCTTTCTTCGCATCATCTATCGATAACCCATTAACATTATCGTACATACTAATTGATTCCGATACTTCGTTTAAAACCCCCTCAAACTCTTTTATTTTCGATTCCTTTGTTTTCTTATCATTACCATTACTTTCTAATTTCCTCTCAATGGTCCTTCTGGAATCACCCAATACGTTGATATCCAGATTAGAATCAGTAGGTATCAAAGATTCCTTTAAATCAGATATTTGATTTTGGATTCTATCTCTGGATTCGGTATAATCTTTTAGGGTTTTATTTAAATCATTTAATTCTGATTTTTTAGTATTGAATTCGGTTTCCTTCGTCGCCAATTCAGAAGTAAAATCAGTACGTTTGAAATTTCTGATAAGTACAGCCACTTCCTTAATGTCTTCAGCCGCCGCTTCATATAATTTATCAAATATATCCAATCCCATAAATTGAACCAATAGGTCTTTTCTTTCCGATTGTGGTTTATCAATGAATAGAGCGTTGTTTCCTTGTAGTGAAAGTGCGGTTAGTACAAAATCTTCATATCTTCCCACATACCCTTCGATAACCTGGTTGGTATCCCTTCTTTCAGTTCCATTAAGGGATTCAGCTACCCCATCTAACGTTCTCCAAAATTGTACATCTACTTTAACGTTCTTTCCCTTATTAACAGTCCTTGCTTCCCTTCTTATTGAGTATTCTACACCTTCTATTTGAAAATCCAATTGGCAATGAAAATCGGCCTTTCTATTGTTCATAACATGTGCCGCTTTGAATGCTCTACTACACTTATCAAATAGACAAAATGAGATTGCATCAAATAGAGATGATTTTCCGCTTGCATTTGGTGCAAACAATCCCATCAATCCAGTTACTTTGCCGAAGTTTATCACATTATCTTCTCCGTATGAAAACATATTACTGAATTCAAATCTTACCGGCTTCCATTGTACGTTTCTCGTTAGTTCGTCCGCAACTATTCTACTATTAATATCTTTATTAAGAGATTGAATTCCGGCTATATCTTCTGCACTAACAAACGGCATCATTCTTTGGATATAATCAGTAATTAGGGAGTTTTGATAATTAACATCAGTTATATCTTCTAATTCCAATTGATTATCTCTATCACCGGTTTTCTTTTTCTGTAAACTATCCGTTTTAATTGTTGTAAAATCTTCTACACCATATTTTATTTTGATTTCGGTGATTGCTCGTTTGGTATCTGCTACATCGGTTTCAGAAAATCTTACTCTTAAACGGGGATGGACAGGCATATCGGTTACATCAGGTACTACACCATTTATAACATCCATCGTATAGTAACCATAATCGTTTTGGATATCAACTTCTTCATAAGTCATTGTATCTAAATCCCAAACAAGAAATCCGTGCTTATCTAATGTTTCACCAAAGTTTTGTTGCACTAACGAACCTGCATAAACACACTTACAACCTTTAGGGGAGATGATTTGTGTATCTTTTAAGTAATGAAAGTTTGGAAGATTAAGTGCTTCCACAATAGGTGAAAGTACATCCAACCTATCGGAGTTATTCATATTACAATCGTGGTTACCCGCAATCAATATCGTTTTACAATGTTTAGAACATTCGGTAAACAACCAACTAATTTCTTTAACCAATTCAGGTGACATTTCTAGTTTAGCATGTGCGATATCACCTGCTAAGTAGATTAGAGAATCTTCAGTACCTCTGGTACGAATTTCTTCAAACATTTTTTCAAAGACACCTCTAAATTCTTTGTGTCTCTTTACATTACGAATATGGATATCCGCAATATGATATATTCTTTTTAAACTCATATATTATTTAATTTTGAAAGTACCAAATCATCCCAACTAGTTTCTTTAGCATCTTTCAATAATTCATTTACTTTTTCAAATCCCATTTCACCAGCATCCTTATCGGTTGGTATAATGTTTCTTACTTTGATTCCATTCTTTTGAAACCATTCAGTATGTTTAGTGGAATCTTCAACGGCATCGGAATCCAACATAATAGTTACATCCTTAACACCCTTTTCCATAATTTTATTTTTCAGTTTGCTGAGTAAGAACTTACCCAACAACGGAACTACATTTCTCTTTACTGAAAATGAATCAAACACACCTTCAACCAATGTAATAGGTTCGTTCCAATTAATCATATTTTCAAATACAATTACATCTCTACTTACCGGTGGGTTCTTATACTTCATTTTCTCATCTTCATAAAATGAACGAGCTACAAAGTAATTAAGGTCACCATTATCATCGTAAGAAGGTATAATAACCCTTCCATTGTATAAACCATCTTCGCAATATCCGATGTTATATTTTACGATATCAGCTTTTGTGATACCTCTTTTATTTAAATAATGTAGAGCTTGCTTATAAGCTGGGTTAATACTCTTTGGACAAAAATATAATTGTTTGAATTCTTTTGGTAATTGTAATTTAGCTACATATTCTTCCTTCGAATCATATTCAGGTTCATCACCATATACATCTCTTACAACCCCTATATCCCTAATATCCACATTGAGTTTGCGAAGTAGGGATGATATACTTCTACCTTTGGAATCACATACCCAGCAATGCCATCTCTGATTATCTAAATTTATTTGAAGTTTCTTCTTATGGTGATTACAAAATGGACAATGATGTGCCTGCTCATTCCCTTTTAAGGATGACCCTACTCCTAATGCGGAGTCTAATATATTGATTATTTTTAATTTGTTCTTACCCGATAGCATAATTTAGGTTATATCCACAAAAACTTATACAAATATACAACTTTTTTGTGAAATAACCAAATTAATAAGAAGAATTCTTAACATCAATAAGAAAATCGGCTAAAAATTGGAGTTTATTGGCTACTTCTTCTCTTGGTTGATTTTGAAGAACCATTGTTTTAAGGTCTAATAAAGATGCAGCTGCTACTGAATGTGCATCATCTTTTGAGTTTAAATAAGAATCGGAAATACCGTACTTTTTACAAATTTCTTGAATATTCATAACGTTTGTTTATTAATATATATCTTTACGGAAGAATTTTCCCATAAGATTTTCGTTTATTGATTGTGGGTCTGATAATACATCCAATTTGAATTGCCACCAAACTTCCCAATATGTAAGTGATTTTTTAGAGAAACAAAACTGAATAATTTCTCTTTCAAAGTCCTCAGCTCTACCTGCTTTTATCTCACCTTTAATCCATTCGTTTGATGAATAGTATTTCTCCCAATCGGATGCTTTACGAACTACTCTTTTACGAACCTTTCCCTTTAAAGGCTTTAAACGGCGGACTTGATTTAATGATTTTTTACCAATATAGAATTTACCGGTAGGGATATGTACTATTTTATAGACAAATCCAACCGCACCATCAGGTGTGTTTTCTTCTGTAACAATATTTCCCTTAAATTTCCAAGACATTAATTACTTCTTAACTATCTTTTTGCTATACTGACTATCACCTGGTCCATATCCTGGCATAGTGTATCCTGTAATCGGTCTAGGATTACTACCTAAATCACCGGTTCTACCTGATTTTAATTTAGCATCAGTTAATACTGCGTCATCCGCATTACCATAAGGTGCTTTTACATCTTTACCAGGTACAGTTTCTCCTTTTGAATACGGAGTTACATCTTTTTTTACTCCCGCGGCTTTCCAGTTATTTGCTAAACCTTTACCATCATAAGAATTATATAAATCTACTATTGTTGCTGCCATTTGTTTTCTATTTTAAATATAAATATAATGAAACTATCAATTAAGTATCAAAACGAATTACAAAATTAAGTGGGTAATCTGGTAATGATTTAATTGGTTTAGGTAATTTTGCGATTGCAATCATATTTAGTTCATCATCGTACAATCCAATTGTTGTAATATATGGAGCCAGATATGAACCAGTTGGGTCTACTGAACCACTGTACATATAATCATCGAATCCTCCAAACTTATTTGGATTTAAAGAAGAAGTAAATGGATATTTTTTTCCTCTTACCCATTTAACACCTGCATCATAAAAAGATGAAGTTACCAAATCACCAACTACGGTTGAACCTGGTCTTTGGATAATTGTTGTAACTTTTTTACCACCATCTTCATATACCGCTGATGGGTTTTGTGAGTAATTAAATTCATTTTCCAATACCGAAAGGAATATTTCGTTTTCAAATATAGTTTTGGTTGAACGAAAATCTAAAAAGAAACTTTCCAAAGTAGAACCACTTACTACACCATCGGTTAGTACAACTAATCCTCTATCATAAAATATATTACCTTTTATATTACTACCAGAATCTATTAAATTTGAAAAACCGTCATCGGTATAAGTTGTATTAGTACCGGTTGGGTCATCATACAAAACCACCGAACCAATCTTAACACCCTCACCATAATACTCTTGTGGTATTGATATAACCGCGATTTCATTACCTATAACTCTTTCATCTTTAGAAGCATATGATTTTCGCTTTCCAACTTCGGTTAAAATGGAAGCAGTATCTGCATTTGTATAAAATTGAGATTTAATTGAATAATATAATGCTCGTTTTGAGACACCATTTGTTTTTGGGTCAACTTCTATATCATATTCACCACCACTTCCAGTTGAAGCAAGATAAACAGGTACATCGGTCCCATCCAATCTCCATTCTTTGAAAACCTGCATAGGTCTTACTATAATATCAGATTTTGGAATTTCTTTAATCATTTATACTTTTCTATAAATATGAATTAAACAAAAAACCCCCTTTCGGGGGGTTTCAAGTTTTTACTAAATTATTTAGAATGATAATTTAACTTTAATAAGAACTTCTTTATCAAACGATTTAACGATTGGTTGAGAAGTTTTTGCTACAGCTACTAATTCATTTGAATCATTATACAAACCTACAGTTGTAATGTATGTTTGTGGGTCAGTTTCAAATGTTGCTTCTGTAAAGTCTCCATTTGTATCTACATATGTAGGGTTATTAGAATAGTTAAATTCTCTATTTGTTGCTCTTACAAAGAAATGTTGAGTAGAAACGTTTTCAGTTCTTCTAGCATCGAAATCTGCACCTTTTTTAAGTGCGTAATATAATCTTTGATGATTACGTTGTTCTGAACCAGTTGCGTGAGAACCACTCATTCCACCAACTAAAACACCATTTTCAGTATGTATATTTCCTAACTTAGTTTGAAGTGCTGTTGGATTAAATACCATAATTCCTCTATCTGGATAAAACAATCCAAATCCTTTACCATTTGCATCGTATTGATTTGTAATTGTTGCTTCTAATTGAGTTCCAACATTTAGAGTTCCTTCTACGATATTAAATACTCTACCAGCTTTTCCAAAATTATCACCAAACTTCTTACCACTATCATCAATGAAAGTAAAGTTACCAAGAGAACCAGAAAGGTTTAATTCCCAGTTTCCAGCATCCATTGATTCTCTATATCTATTTCTTGCAATGTTAATTACATAGATACCATTTTCATCATCTTCAGTTCCACTCGAATTAGGGAATGAGAATTTTGAATCAGTTGGGTCTAATAAGATTGATTTATATTGTGCATAAGTTGCTTTAGTAGCTAAAGTTGAACTCGTATCAACATCTAATGTTGCAGAACCACTTGCTTCAACGTGTCCATATGCTATTGCAAATTCAACTTCCGCTGATGCACTAACTTGTGGATTATATGAATAAACATTGTAATAATATTTTCCACTTGTTGCAGCTGCCTGTGTAGATGATGTGAAAAAATTATTTATTTGTCCTTCATCACTTGTCCATAAGCCAGTTGTAACAACTTCAACTTTTGCGTTTACTTTATCGAATTCACCAAATCTTTTGTAAATACCAGTTGTAACACCTGCACCTACAGCAATTTGTTGACCTGCAGGTAACGCGGTATTTAACAACGCTACGATTTGGTCCGTATCAACAACACCAGTATTTGCTAACGATGCAATCTGGGCCGTTACATTTGGGTCATTTATTTGTGCCATTTTTTATATCTTTTTTTATGCTTTATAAGTTACAGTTACAGGTATAGTTTGTGAACCACCAGTTTCATTACCATACACAGTCAATGTAGTTGAAATATCAATTGTCAAGTTTGGATTTGGTGTGAATCTGAATTCTAAACCACTAACCACTTGCGCAGTTGTTGTTACTTCTTCTCCTAAAAATACTGGAACAGTACCACTAGTTGAAGCACCTCTTGTTACTGTTAATGTACCCGCTCTTTGGTCTGCTAATACAACAGTATATCCTGCATTTGAATTTCCTGCAGGAGATGTAGTTGGTAATAATGCAACACCACCTTCGGTTTGGTTTACAGCAATTGAAGGTACACCCAATCTAACCGTTGGGATTTGAGTAGTTCCTTTTGGAAGTGTCACTAATTTATATCTCAATACTTGAGTTTCATCAGGTGAAGCTTCGGTGATAGGAATTGCTCTGATTGCTGAGTCATAGTAAGCCGAACCCTTTGGGTGTGCCGGCTCATATAATGTATAATCAATCTCATCATCACCCAAAGCGAACTTTGTAATGTTCAAAGACTGACCGGATGCTAATTTTTGTCTTCCTTTTTTCGTAAGGATAGCATCTACTGTTATTTCGGTATTATCTAAATATGCCATTTGATATTGTTTTTATGCTTTAATTCTAAAATAAATATAACCATTTAGTATTTTCAAATTTATTAATCTGCTTCCAATATTGGTTCAC